ACTAAAATATTTCAAAATGGATAACCTAACAAACATATTAATAGTAGCAACAATAATAGTAACCCTCCAGTTAATTGCTTTTAGCGTAACTTTGTGGATGATGTACAAGTATCAAAAGAAGCAGGACGACAAGAGTAAGACCAACGGTTGGGAGGATTACTTTGTAAATGGCTACCAATAAAATAAACAACCCAAAACAAAGCAGTTAGTTAGAAAGCTGCATAGGGTAAACAAAAGAAACCATGGCATACACTGAGGAAAGGAAAGATAAATGTTTTAATGAAATTCTATTAAGAATAAGGGAAGGGGAAACCGTTAGAGGAATCCTTAGGGATAAAAGCCTGCCAAGTACAGAAACATTCTTTAAGTGGTTAGACAATGACGAAATCAAAACGAAACGATACGTGCGTGCGATTAACACAAGAACCCACGCAAAGTTTGAAAGCATAGAATCCGATTACTCAGAAGAACCGCAAAGGGATAAGGAAACTGGCAAGATAGATACTGGCTGGGTTCAATTGCAACGGTTAAAAATTGATGCAAAGAAGTGGGAGTTGTCAAAGTTAATGCCTAAGAAGTACGGCGATAAAGTACAAACGGAAAACGTAAATAAGAACTTTGATTTATCCAAGCTAAGCGAAGAGGAATTTCAAGCCCAACTCGACAAAGCTAATAAGGTTTTGAATGGATAGATCCAAGGCGTTAGAGATAATAAAGGACGGGGCAAGGCGTAAAGCAAGAGCCACCTTAAAGGATTATACCGAGTACACAACCACTGGGTTTGATTGGCAGCCTTACCACGTAGCTTACTATGAGATATTAGATAGGTTTGCAAAAGGTAAGATTAAGAAGCTAATGGTATCTATGCCACCTCAACATGGCAAATCGGAAGGAAGCACAAGACGGCTACCTTCTTTTATGTTTGGTTTAAATCCAAATACAAGGCTTGCTATAACTTCTTACAATGCTACTATTGCCCGAAAGTTTAACCGGGACAATCAAAGGATAATAGACACGCCTGAATATCATTCATTATTTCCAAACACAACATTAAATTCAAGTAACGTTGTAACCGTAGCAAGTAGCTATCTAAGGAACTCAGAAGAGTTTGAGATAGTAGGACACAAAGGAATGTTGAAAGCAGTTGGAAGGGGAGGTGCGTTAACCTCTATTACTTTGGATTGTGTTATAATGGATGACCTTTATAAAGATTACCAAGAAGGAAGCTCTCCTGTTATTAGGGAGTCGGCTTGGGATTGGTACACCTCAGTTGTTAAAACAAGGTTACACAATGAAAGCCAACAGCTGATAGTATTCACAAGATGGCACGAAGAGGACGTAATAGGAAGGATAGAAGAGAATGAAAAAGTAAACGTTATAAATGATTTAAGCGAGTTGGATGGACTTAACCCTAAAGAATGGGTAAAGATAAACTTTGAAGCAATCAAGATGACTGAGCCTACTCCAATAGACAACAGAATAAAAGGAGAACCTTTATGGGAAAATAGGCACTCGATAGAAAAGTTAGAAGAAGAAAGGCGAATAGATCCGAACAAGTTTGAATGCTTACACCAAGGAAACCCAACATCGAAAGAGGGTTTACTATACTCAGGCGAGTGGAGGACTTACGATAGGATACCTGAAGGGGTAATAAAGAAAGGAAATTACACTGATACAGCTGATGCGGGTGCTGATTACCTTTGTTCTGTTTGTTACGATAAGGTAGGCGATGACATTTATATTACCGATATTCTTTACACTTTGGATGGAATGGAAATGACCGAAGCGATGTTACCCAAGATGTTGAATGATACTGGAACAAAGCAAGCTGATTTTGAAAGCAACAACGGTGGGCGGTACTTTGCTATTAATGTACAAAAGAATACTAAGTGTGCAATCAGCTGGTTTCATCAATCGCTTAACAAAGAATCAAGAATAATAAGTAACTCCGCTCAGGTTCAAAGACACGTGCTATTTCCAAAGGATTGGCATAGTAAGTGGGGAATGTTTTGGAAGCACCTAACGGGCTTTAAAAAGAACTTTAGAGCAAATACCCAAGATGGCGCACCAGATGTGTTAACAGGCATAGTAGAAAAGAATATAGCATTTAAAAATCCGAATCAACCGAAATATGAAAATCAAGATACCAAATTCGTCAAAGGAGATTCCACAGGCTTTAATGCAAGCCCTTGGAACGCAGACCGAAAAGGAGCAAGTGAAAACTTTTTTTAGGCACATAGGTTATGACACCGCTTTGTTTTCTGAGGATGATCAACTTGCAATCCTTTACACTTTCATTTACAAGATAAGTAATGAGGATGTCGGAGAGCCGGAGAAGGTTATAAATTACAACGGTAAGTCATTTAAAAGAATCGACGACCTTATGGATATGCCTTTAAAGTTCTTAGTTGAGTTGGTAAACATCGACGTGAATAGTGAAACCTTTGAATTTTTCTATGCGGTTACTGCTTTAATTTATCGTAAAGATTGGGATAAGCCATTTAATAAAAATGAATATTTAGAAAATCAAAAGTTCTTTTTTGATGCACCTTTCATTTACTCCCTTTATTCCATGAAATTGTTTAGCGAATTAATTGTAAATTTGCAAGAGAATTATCCAGTACTTTACAAAGGGGAGCAAGTAGAGGAGAATGATGGCAGGAAGATGTACGGATTGCTAAAGATATTGAGTAATGATGACGCCACCAAAATGGAAAAAGCCGAGCAGATGCCAATATGGAGAGCGTTTAGTTGGATGGAACAAACAAGGATTGAAGAAATAAATAAAAAGAATCATGCAAACGTCAATTGAACAAGTAATAGAAAACTTTAAAACGTTAGTTGAAGCAAACTTTGACGAGATAAACGTTGTGGATTTCCAAAAGTATGGCGATGCAGGGTTGGATAAAAATGGAGTTCAGCTTATTTATGACTTGGAGGACAACCTTGGAACATACGACTTGAATGTTGATACCTTAAACGTTCACTTTGAAATCTTGGATTTGCTTAGTACTATACAAGATCCAGATGAAAGAAGAAAGTTTGTAATATCCGACTGCAATAGTATCGGCTCAATGTTGGTATCTTACATTCGTAATGAGAGCGCCTTTTCTATTCAGGATAGCGTGAACGTCACTAAGGTTGAAAAGAGATACAAGGACGGGTTAGGAGGTGTGGAGTTCAATCTTACGTTTACCCTTCAAAAAACCTGCTTAGTATAATGGAACACGAAAATCTTTTAATAGCACTAAAGACTTACGCTGATGAATCTATTAAGCAAGCTAAAAGCAATCTAAACTTAACTGGATTTGCAGGCAAGAAACGCAAAACAAACAATACTAAAAGTCTTAGTAATGGACTTGGTTATGACATTAAAGAAAAAGATGGCAGCACAATAGTTGAATTTACAACCCAAGAAGAGTACGGGATATTTATAGAGAAGGGAGTTAACGGATGGAAGAAAAGCCAAAAGTCAACCTTTAGTTTTAAGAAAAAGAACCTTGCGAAAGGCGTAATGGAAGAGTACATTAAAACTTCTCGGATGAGATTGAGAAAAGTATTTAAAAATTCAAGCGGGCAGAAGGTATCTCAATTCGTTCCTAAGACAGAAGCCAACATCAAGGCAGCAGCTTTTATGATGGGTAGGGCAATTGCAAGAGATGGGATAGTAAGAACTAACTTTATGAGTAAAGCAAATGCAAGGGCTTTTAAAGAACAAAGGCAGAATCTTGAACAAGCCCAAGTAATGGATTTAGCTTTTGAGATTAACGACAAATTAAGAAAACAAGGATTTAACGTAACTAAAAGATAATGGCAACAACAGTAGACTACAAGCATACAGACCCAGAGATTGGGGTTTATGGCGCTTACAACCCATTTGCAGTAATCATTGAGAACTTGGAAGAGCCTGCCTTCCATCTTACTTTTAGGGTTAAGGTAACACCAATGAATGATACGACTAAAGTAGTTGAGAAGATAGTCAACCCAATGGGGTCAACTGGCAGGGTAATAGTTGAGCCTTTAAAGTTAATGCAGGATTCTTTTTTTAAATCAGACTATAAAGGTTCAACAGAACATTCTCAACCAGAATCTTATTCAATCATAAAAATAGAAGTAGGTGCAAGTTTTTCAACGGTTGAAGCCAATGCCCCTGCTTTTGAGGGTTACTTGTTAAGTGATCAATTTTACGTTTACAATGGGTATGAATTACCGCCGCTTGAAATGAATTACCGAGATCCAAATTGGTACAATACTGCACCATTTAAGTTGGCTAAAGTTAAAAAAACTCTTTACTTGGAATCTAATGACATCGAATTACTTTCTTTTCCTTCAACTATTAATTTTAGCAGTGGTTTATTTTCAGCCGAAGATTTAATTACGGAATACTTTGAAGCGGATGGCACAACGGTAAGTACTGCGACTATTGATTTAACAGTAAGACCAGACTTAACCGCAGTTTCTTATTGGAATATAAACATAAATTCAGTTTTTGCTACCGAAGCTGCTTACTCAGTTACAAAAGTTCGTTATGCAAGGGGTGTCGCTACAAGTGATAGCGAAGGGATTACAATTTATAAACAACCCTGCAACCCAAAGCAAGGTCGTTACAGATTGTTTTGGGCTAACAGATACGGTGGAGCAGAATACCAAAACTTTACCCTTGCTGCAAACACAACTTACCAAGTTCAAAAGGGTAAGAAGATTCAATCGGATGGCATAGATTACAAAGCGGTTGACTTTGCAGGGATACAAAATATTAATAACCCTAACTTACAAGAGTTTGGTAATAGGACTACAAAAGAAATTACGATACGAAGCGACTACTTTAAGACGCAAGAGCAGGTTGATGCCTTGGCTGAGTTGTTTAAATCCCCTGTTGTTTTAATGTTCGATTCAAATGGTACACACCCAATGATAGTAAAGACTACCAATTTTGACCAAGAACTTTTAACGCAGGGGCTTTATAAAGTAGACATCACTTTGCAGTATGCTAACAACGAAATTCAGCAGATACAATGATAGTAAC